ATTTTGTTGCGCCTCGACCATGATGTCTGGAGCGCCATCGGATTCAGCCGGCTCTCGACATACAGGTTACCCATCAGCGCTGCAACGCCATACGGGTTGCCAATACGGGACATCAGATAATCCCAGATGTGTTGTTCGTTCATTCGCGATCCGCCTCCCAGGCCGACTCATCCGGGTTCCACAGGCACCGGCCATCGTCATCCGCTTCCTTGATCAGGCGCATGCATCCATACTGCTGAAGATTTTTGAAGTCAGAGATGAAATTCATTGCCTCGTATTCATGCTTGAACTTGCGGACGGGCTTTCGTTCCGTCTCGGCATAAACGAAATATCGAGTCATACGTTCGCTCCCCCGGTGGACCCGAAGCCGCCATTGCGCTTGTCTTTGATCGGGTTGTCGTCAGCCGTGATGTTGTACGGAATAATGATGCCCTGCATAAACCGGTCGCCATGGCCCAGCATGAACGGGTTATCGCAATCGATCTTTGCCATGATATGACCTTCGTTGTCGGAGAAGGCGTACGACGAGTCGATAACGCCGCAGGTATTGACCAGCCGCATGCCGTACTTGAAGCCAAGCCCGGAGCGCGGCACACACAGCAGGAACTGGCTGGGTTCAAGGATCACCCGGATGCCCGTCGGGAAAGTGACCGGCTGACCTGGCATGACGGGCGTTTCATCGAGCGGCATATAGAAGTCATACCCGGCAGAACCGGGTTCGGCACGACGCGGAAGCTGGATGTCGTCATACAACTGCATCAGCTTTGTTCTCGGAATATTGTAGCCAAGCTTCAGACAGTCGTCCTGAAACTGGGAATATGTGACCTTTTCGAAATGTGCATTAAGCATTGTTGTTTCTGTTCTCCTTTGATAATTCTTCGGCCAGTCTGGCCATGATATCCACAGCGCATGGAAGCGCGATGCCGTTGCCGGCCATGCGGTAGATCGCGCTGTCACTTCCTTCCACGCCATCCGTCCACCAGTCCGGAAGTCCCTGAAGCCGGAGGCATTCCAGCGGTGTCAGGCGCCGGACGATATATTTGTTCGGTGTATCCGTTTCAATGAGTACTGCCTGCTGATCATGCATACAATTCAATGCTCCGGATACCCCCCCCCACGACTGATTTGGCTGTCCGTTTCCAAAGCATATGACATATCGTTGTGCGCGTCCTGCACCGTTTTCGGATATAAAAGTTTCATTCATATTGTCCTCGGTATCCATTATCGTGTCTGCGTTATGATCGCCGTGTAGTCCGTGACCCTGTTCTGATGATCGCCGGTCAGCGTCGGGGAGATCATGCCGTTACCGTTGCCACGCGCATCCCAGACCGCTGTTACTCTCTCTCTCTCTCTCTCTCTGCGGCGTCAGGCTTTGCTGTGTCCTGCCACCAGCTGAACCAACGACTTCCTCCAGGGCTTCCCGCAATATAGGCGGAAGCTCTTTGTTCCGCCTGTCGGCCCTCCTCAGAATCCCAGCGCAGGCGCGAGGGCTTAAAGAGTATTTCTCCGGCGCGTTCAGATCGATAATCTGTGATAAGGTACACTCTCTTTCGGCGTTGCGGAACGCCGGAATATTGAGCGTCATAGATGTTCCAGGCAAGGCTGTAACCTTCTCCCACGACGCATCCGGCAGCAAGCCATTTGCCTTTGTCAGGCATAGGTATTGAAGCCGTGGGGTCGGCGACGTGGACGAGCGCTTCGATGACCGCCCGGAAGTCTGCCCCTTTGTGGGACGACTGACATCCCAATACGTTCTCCCAGACGGCGAATCGAGGAAACTGATTTGCTGTTGCATTACGCATCTCCTGTATTATTCTGATTGCTTCAAAGAAGAGGGAAGACCTGGCGCCCTCATGGATGCCGGCCTGCTTCCCAGCCAGACTCAAATCTTGACAGTTATGGACAACAATTCCATCAGCTATATAACTGTTATCATTGTCCACTGTGATGTTCCAAACTGTTGTCTCCCTTCCTTTTGAAACGCTTCTTACACGGTACCACCCATGACTTTCATCAGAAAGGTGAGTTCGTTTGTTGTTGAAGTGTAGAGCAACTACGTAGTAGTCTTTTTGATTTACAACTCTGTTTTCAATAACGTAATGATCCTTTGTCTTTTGAAAATAAACGGTCGTTGAATATCCGAGAATTTCCCCAAGAAGTCGAATGCTCTCAGCAAGTTTTTTGCTGACTGTAGATATCCTATGCTCATTTCTATCAAAAAACGTATGTCCATCAGAGTCGATAATTCCGCGCATCAAGTTTTCCTGCCAAGATTTGTTCATCCCAAACACCCATCCGGGCATCGTCTTTCCATCCGCATACTTCCCAAAGTTTTCCGTCAACCAGTTACAAATCTTTTGAGAATGGAACTTGATTTTTACTGAATTTCCCACTTCCTCAATTGAGTATTTCTCACTGATTGCAGTGACTGCATCAATAAGTTCACATAATTTATCTTTTGAATCACATAGATACACCTCTGCATATCTACATCCTATGCGGCGATCAGGTCGTTGCCCGTCTCGTACCCATCCGTCTCCAAGCCAGCGTCCAACGAAATAAAACAGATCGTCAATGCGTTCTATCGGAAAATCATCAGGGATGGAAGCCGTAATTGTTTCTACTGCATTAGGTACAGCCCACAGTTTACCTTCCATGTTTTCAGCGTGGATCCAGTTTCGTTCGTCAGTCAGAACAATTCTGCCTTGTCTTGATCCATCTTTTTTTCTTGAATAGTCTTTCTTTTCTCCTGCTGAATAAATTGGGTGGTTTCTTGTACATTCCAAACCATAATGATTTCCTTTAAGAATCACAGTGTTTCCAGGCTTTGCACCAACGGCGGTCACATTGTGCCATTCTCCCGTGTGAGTAAGAACCTTCATACCTACACGCACATCGCAGATCGGAATGTAGCCTTTTTCTGTGAGTACAAGCGTTTCGGCAGGGAAACACGGACTCCCGAACGTGATGACATCCACAGGCTCGATGTTGGCGCCGTTGATATCCTTCACGCTGCCGAGCTGTTTGCAGTTCGGGAAACGTGCGGACTCGACACGAAGACAGAACGGATCGATTTCCGAGGACCATACTGGCTCAATACCAAATAAGGCCCCGGAAAGCTCGAAGCTTCCGGAGCCTGAGAAAAGTGATCCGAGTTTCATCAGGATATCCTTTCTGCATATTGATTGTCGCTGGCGAGGTTGACGCCGAGGACGGGGTCGAAATGTGGTTGCTGACCGGGAATGTAACGACCATATTTTATGATGATATTGCCATATATCATATTAGTAAACTCATCAAATGTATAACCAGCAACCGTAATGAATTTATCGTATATCTCTTCTTTGGTATAACCCGTATATATAACAAATGGATCATTTGCCTTTGGATGGTCGCGTGGTTCTGGAATATAATGCCTATCATATCTATATGCGGGGTAAAGACGTAAATAATCTAAAAGATCCAATACATCATTTAATTGATCAAGCGGCTCAAGACCACCAAGAACTATAGCATGCGTTATTGGATTCTTCAGATATCTATCAACGATGTTTGATATAGGTATATCTATGCTTGGCTGTTTCGCCAACGCACTGTTCTGGCAGATCGGACTACCGTATTCCTTGTCGCATTTGAAAGAGCATGTCGCTGTAGCGATAAACATGGACGGGACCTTGTAGTTAACAAAGTCCTCGTCCGTTATTCCTTTTATTCTCATTGCATAATTCCATCATTCGAAAGAACGTTCATCCACTTACGCTTATCGAACTCACGCTTGCGGATCTTCTGGTAACTGGAGACCGGCGTATAAAAGCCAACCACGCGAGCGTAGGTATCGGCGACGGGCTTGCCGCAGACCGGGCAATGCTTCTCGCTGATGAACGCATGTTTATCCTCGCAGACGCTGATCTTCGTCGTGAAGGCGAAGTAGATGACGCCCTGAGAGGCCACGTAGTTCAGCATATCCCAAGCCGTTTCCTCATTCGGGAAGCGGTTCTCGACGTCGATATGGGCAATTACTCCACCACCGCACTTCCGGTCCAAGATAGAACCAAGGCGGCACTTTTCTTGAATGGTGGTCTTCTCCATCAGAGGTATCCACTGGTTCGAGTAGATAAAGTACTTGTTCTGTTCAAAGAGCAGATTGTCTGCTTGACAGATAACACCAGCACAGTTTTCCCCGGGGATACTTTCCACATTAAACGAAAAATCGCATTCAAAATGATCCTTGACATCATTGATCGCATCAAGAATCTGAGTGGCAAACTCCACCGCTTCATCGGAGTACGATTTGCATCCGATCTCATCTGTATTGATCAAGCCGAACAGGTCCATGACTTCATACAGACCGAGGATGCCGATGGTGCAGTACTGCTTATCCAGCTCTACAGCGCCATCCTGATAGTTCGGGAGAAGCCCCTTCTCAATATTGCGCTGAAGTACATGGCGCATGGAGGTCAGGGCCTTGCAATCCAGTAGGACGCGCTGGCGGAGGATCTTCATATACTTCTTCTTGTCAAAGACACCGTTCTCATCCCGGGATTCATATGCGATCCTGGCGAGATTGATCGTGCTGACGCGGCAGGAGCCGACGGACAGCGCGGTGCCGCCGATGGAATTAATGAAGGCGTCGAGCTTGCTGGTATCTGACAACAAGCGACAGCAATTGGACAAAACGCCAACGTTATCGCTGACGAAGAAATTTGAATCTGCATTTTGTCGTAATTTTCATTACGAATTGACTATTTTTTGCTGCAATATATGCAGTGTTTCTCTTTCCACCTACGTGCCAATAGTAGGCGTACTCTCGTTCGCCGAGATAGTCGATACAGGCTGCGTTGTATTAATTATTTGGCCTCAAGGGATAGTCGTACCCATTTCTACGATATCGTTTCGTCCCATTCTTAACGTTAATTATCACACGATGTCCAACCCCGAATTTTTTCCCAATTTCGCGCAACGATAGGGATGTGTTTTTTAGGAGCCAAATAACCTCAGTTATTTCGGCATCAGATAAGACATCAGATTTATAGATAGGTTTTTTTCTTATTGGACGATCGATATCAGGCATAATCGCAGATCTTGTTTTCCCAATATTTATACAATTGATAGTTTCTTCTGACACATTGTACATATTGGCTATCTCTGCAATCATATAGTCCTTCCCCTGCAATAAATCTATAATCTTTATTACATCGTTGTCGGACAACTTAACCGGAACAGGGGATTTTCGGATCGGATACGCCAGGGAACTATTATAATACGTGTCCCCACTATTGATTCCATGTATTGTATTTAACGGAACATCATACTTCTTCGCTAAATCTGTAAGCCGAAGATCTGAGTTTAACAGGTCGTTAATCACTTGATCGAGCGTTTCTTTGTTTTGAATCGCAGAACCGCTATTCATAATTCCTTTTAGATTTGGATACTGCTCGCCACCTTCTAATAAATTGTATCCATTAGGAACTACTGAATTATAAAATGATATCCAGTATCTTTCGCGTTCATTGTAATTAGCTATTTGTGATTCAAGAATCTCATAATAAAAATTATGTATTCCATATTTTTGCATCGCCTCATACAACAAACACCTATGTTTGTAGTGACCTGTTTTTGCTGCGGTTTTATGATGCTTCCATCTATCATAGGAATCAATAGCTTGACCGATATATACCTTATCATTAACTCTATTTTTAATGATATATATATCTTTTAATACAACGCTTCCCACGAGATTACCATGTGAATTATTATTCATTTAGGCTCCCTCGTTAGCCGCTTATGCAGCGACCCCGCTGGCAACGGAAAAGAAACAAACTGGCCAAATTGACCATTTCATATTATGTTTGGAACACCAACGAGCAAATGGTTCATCCTGAAACTTATTATCTTTATAAAGCAGAGAGTAAGTTAATACAGGATAGGTGAACATATTAATCTCTCTGGTTTCGCTGACAACTTCCATGAAGACTTGCTGGACTTTAATCAAATCCTCAGTGTGATCAATGGCAAGCGTACCATCCGGGAACTCGACGCCGCCGAAGAGGGACTCGAGATATGGACGGTCGAAGATCGAAACATTCGTGAAGGCGGACTGGTCGATTCTCAGGAAAGGCTGATTGAGCCGGAAGATGAACTTCTGGAACTGCTGGCGCAGATAGTAATCAGGATCCTTCATGTAATAGCCGCCTTCAACATCTTTCTTCCAGAAGTACCATGCCCAGATCAGGACGTTCGGCATACCAACTGCGCCGGACTGACGGTTAGACAAGAACGACACAAACTCGATCACGTCATCGAAATATGTCGTAAGATGCTTCGGCGGCTGGTTGTTATAACTGGACAAAAAGAAAAGGCCTTCGGTCGCGAGCCTTGTAAAATCATTCGCCCAGCAATACGGAAAGTACGACGCGGTGGTCGAGTCGTTCAGGTAGAAGCCACGGCTGAATTCCTGCTCAAGCCAAGCCTTCGCAGTACGCAGACCCCACATTTTTTTGATCTCCATGAAGATCTTATTGAGACCGAAAAGCTTATCCTCTGATTTGCCTTTCTCTGTCATGAAGGAGCGGATATCCTTGTGATTGGCGTTGGCATTAGGATCAATGCTGGCGTCAGCAAGTGTATCCTTATCGACGAAATTGTCGATGAATTCAGAGAAGTCAAGCTGACTGGGGTGAAGACCGTTGATATACTCAAAGTCTTCACCGTACTTCTGTTTCAACTCCTCCAGGAAGCGTTCAAAATCCTTGGATAGTTTCAACTGAATATCCATACAGACATTCACCTTTCATTAATATATTTGATAGCCTCCGAAAAATCCAGAAGCTTACCATCAACAGCTACTACCGGGACAGACAGGATGCCAAGTTCCTGCATCTTGTTTTCGTCCATACATTCTTCATACTCAATCCCTTTCTGGGCGAGTTTTGTTTTCAGAACCTTACAACGCGGACAAGTTGGCGTGGAATAGATCGTGATCATTTCTCTTCCTTCTCCGGGAGGACACCCGGCAATACTTTGTCGATTTCGATTTTCATCAGACGCATCAGCTCACGAATCTCCGGGTAGGCGGACGTCGCGGAGCGGAGTGCATAGATATGGCGCAGTTCCCGCAGATTCACCTTCATGAAGATCGTCGTGGCGCAGGAATTCGGAAGCACCTTCCTGGCGTCCTCATTTTTCATGCCGCCGGCGATCAGCGTGTTGTAATACTGCTCGGCGTTTTCCATGGCGTCATCCCAGATGCGGGACGCTTCATAGGCGTTGTCGCCTGACTTGTAGTCGTAGTACGGATCAAAAGGCTTATAAAAAAGAGGCCGGATAAACTTGATCCCGCCTTCTTCTTTGCCTTCATTTACGTATCGTTGCGACTCCACACAGAAACTTGCCAGACGATGGCGCGTGATTTCAGCCAGCACATCGCGCCCGGTGGTCAGCCTCATGATGACATGGCCGAACTCGATTGGTGTCCCATGACCGCGTTCGATCATTGTATCCACGAAGCGCCGGTACGATGTTGGCGTGATCTTTTCTTCACTGCGCCAGCAGTTGCGTCCGGCCAGTTCGATCATCTTCTGCTCGAAGACACCGTCCTCGAGCGTTCTTGGGTAAATGACTTCAACCTTCTGGTCAATGATTTTCATAGGCCTTACGTTTCGTCCTCCTCGTCATCATCACTCTCGAGCAGGTCAGCCGCGTCATCCTGCATGTAGTCGTCCGGGACCTTGTCGGGCTTCTCGCGGAAACGCTTGAGCAGCGTCATGATGTTGGTCGCAGAAGTGATTACCGTGCCATCATCGAGCAGGAGAAGACTGCGCCACTGACGACCACGGGAAGCATCAATATGCATTCCCCGGTTCTTGGCCAGTTCGAGATAGGTTCGACCCGGCTTCAGGTTCGGCGGCATCATCGCGATCACACGGTTGATCTGAACAACATAGTTCAGTCCGATGTGAGCGAACTGTGGGTACGCCATTATGTATTACCTTCCTTCTTAAAATAATCCTGGAAAAACTGCATCAGCTCGTCGTCCTCGGCATAGAACGGATCGCGTTTTGTATCGCGGATATAATCTCCGAGCAGATTCATGACCAGCTGACCGAAACGCCAATCCGGTACATTGCTCCAGACCTCGGACAGATCGGCGCAGAACTGATAGATACGCTTCGGATCTCTCATACACACCTCATAAATAGAATGCACTGCGCCAGCGACAGCACAAAAAGCAATGCAACGTATACGCACAGGAAAACACGGACGGAGATCACTGCAAACTTCATGCGTCAGTCTCCTCTGCATCAACGCAATGAACCGGAACGGACTTGAACTGGATCACATCGTACTTGCCGATATGATCGCTGACATACTGCGCGGCTTCATCACGGCTCATGAACATTTCATACTGCCGATCCTTCGGCGTATCGTTGTTAAACACAACGACGAGAAAGCCTTGTTCTACCATAATGCCGGTCACCCTTTCCATACTTCAGGTTCGTGAGTGTTCTGTCGAGCCAGACGGGATCATCAAACTCCGGTGGCGCCAGACGGGGAGAGCCTGGAGCGCAACCGTGGCGGATTTTCAGGAGGAGCGAGAGACACTCGATCTCCCGCTCATGCAGTGGTTTATGAAGATAACGCTGATATTTAGGATCATCAACGTTAACTACGTATGTATTTTTCACAACTGTTATTCTCCTTTCGTGAAAATAAAAACGAGGGACAAAGTGGATGGTGCTTTGTCCCTTCATAATATATAGGTACTTTTTGGAAGAAAAATTACCCCTATGCCACAGAAAATTTTTCGATCCACGCCTCCATGACACCGGGTTTACTCCAGGCTTCCTGCTGTTTCCACTTATCCAGATGGATCAGCATTCCGGGCTTCAGCGCGTTCTGCTGGAAGAGCTTCTTCTGAATCTTCATCATGCCGACCCGGCCATTGGAAAGCGACTGCATCCGGATCTTCGGGGAATACTTGGTGTCCACCTCGAGGATGGCGTAGTAACCGGCGTAATCCGGCAAGACCGTCATCGGAGCGCCCAGCAGTTCACACTCATAGCGCACGACGTCGAGCGGATCGTCCTTGTCCTCATCACATAATTTGTGGGAATATTGTGTGTTTATGTCACATTTTTTGTGTGAATTTTGTGACAAATCTGTAAGGAAGCCATCGACAAGAGAGCGGTCGCCGGTTTCAATGGCAATCAGTTCATCCATGCGCTTCTGCTGAGACGCCGGAACGAGCGTTGTCTTGAAGCAATGCGGGCCAAAGTAAAACTCATCGTAGAGTCTCAGAAGACGGGTAATCGAGCCAAACTCGCGGAAGTAATCCAATTTGATCAGCGTCTTGATGACAGAGACATTGAGCGCACCCTGATAGACCGTCATGTCCCGGAGCAGTTCCATGAAGCAGAAATACGTGCGGCCCGACAGGTTCAGGAGCGCCTCGGCGTCCTTCAGACCGACGCCCTTGATGGACGATATCGCGTCGGAGATCGTGCCATGATCATGATCGATATAGTAGGTGCGGTTATCCTGGCGGAAACGGGGCTTGGTGATCGTGATGCCCCGGGACTTGGCCATGGCGCGGCCCGTATTGATATCATCGTCATTG